TAGAAGGACAAACATTACAACAATTAGCAAAAGGCACAACTTCAGCAAAGTCAGTAACGGTGTCTTTTTGGATTAAATCTAATAAAACTGGAGACATTCAAGTTAATCTTTATGACTTTGATAATATAAGACAGATTGGAAATACTGTAACTATTAATAGTGCAGCAACTTGGGAAAAGAAAAGTATTACTTTTGCTGGAGATACTACAGGTGCGTTTGATAACGATAATAATTTATCTTTTATAGTTGAATGGTGGTTGGATTCTGGAACAGATTATTCTAGCGGTGCTGTGCCTACTTCATGGGAAGCGGTAAGTAACACAGGCAGAAATGCTGGAGGCACTCTAGCACTTGCAGATTCTACATCTAACTACATCAACATCACAGGAGTCCAGCTAGAGGTTGGTGAGTCAGCCACTGAGTTTGAGCATAGACCGTATGGAACTGAGTTAGGATTGTGTCAGAGATACTACCAACAACCAGTAGATACCAACCTAGATTTCTTTGCTGGTTACATGGTAAATGGTTACTACGGCCCGGGATGTTTTTCAACATGGTATTGTGAAATGAGAGCAACGCCTACAGTAGTAGTTACTATCGGTAGTTTAAGTCTTGTTGGTAGTGTGTCTGTAAATTACTTTAATAACAAAAGATTTAAGTTAAATCCAACTGCTAACGGTACTGGCAGTGGTTTTTGGTACTTAACTAAACTAACAGCAGATGCGGAGTTATAAATGTACAAGATAAGAGAGACACATTTAATTACTAACGAAGTATTATCAGGAATCATTCGTACATCAGACGGTGCAATTATTCCTGATGATGAGGCTAATACAGATTGGCAAGAATACTTAGAGTGGTTGGCTGAGGGCAACACACCAGAGCCAGCAGATTAATTAACAGGAGATATAGATGGCAGATACAACGACCACAACTTATTCTTTGGTAAAGCCAGAGATTGGCGCATCCGAAAACACATGGGGCCAAAAAATCAATGACAACTTAGATGACATTGATGATTTGCTCGATGGGACAGAAGCCGTTACAGGAATTGATATTGATTCTGGCACGATTGATGGCACAACAATCGGAGCGACAACAGCGTCAACTGGAAATTTTAGCACATTGTCTATTGGCGGCACATCGATCACCGCGACAGCAGAAGAGTTAAATCATTGTGATGGCGTTACGTCAAATATTCAGACTCAATTTAATGCGTTATCTACATTAGCTCAAATAAAAGATGCTCTTAATCCAGTTGGATCAATTTTTACAACGGTAACTAATTATGCTGACTCAGCAGCAGTAGTTGCTGCAATGGGCGGAACAACATGGGTTAGATTTGGAGCTGGAAGAGCTTTAGTTGGTTACGACGCAAGCGATACAGACTTTGACGCCGCAGAAGAAACTGGTGGTACTAAAGACGCTATTGTTCCTCAACACAATCACACAGCTAGTACAGAATCTGTAGATTCAGGTCATACACATACCTATATTAGAAGTAATACAACAACTATTGCATCTGGTAATGCTGTTCCTCTTAACTATCTTTACACAACTGGAACAACTAATACTGGATACGCAAACATTACTTCAACAACTACAGTAAATAACGCAGGTGAATCAGCAACAGGTAAGAACTTACAACCGTACATAACAGTTTTTATGTGGAAGCGTACAGCATAAGGAAAAATAGATGGCATTAATTCCATTAAAGCTACCGCCGGGCGTTTATAAGAACGGCACAGAGTTTGAGCAATCAAACAGATGGCGTGACGCAAGTTTAGTGCGTTGGTCTGAGGGCAGTATGCGACCGGTTGGCGGATGGACTACCTTTTTGGCGTCAGGAATCAACGTTGCTCCTAGAGGAATGCATGGATGGAGAGCGAACGACGCTAGTAATAATGTCGCAGTTGGAGTTTGGGATGCTCTTTATTACGTCAGTTCATCTGGCACTGTAACCGACATCACTCCAACAATTTATGGCGACACGAACACAGGAAGATTAGACGCCGCTCAAAACACAGGATACGGTGGCGGTTATTATAACGTTGGATCTTACAGCACTCCAAGAACGCCTACCGCAAGTTGGCTACCAGCGACGACTTGGTCTTTGGATAACTTTGGGCAAAACTTGGTTGCGTGTGCTACAGACGACGGAAGAATATATGAGTGGGATGTATCGCTTGGCGGATCTGCCGCTTTGGTCGCAAACGCACCAATTAATAACAGAGGGCTAGTGGTTACTGAAGAAAGATTTTTGTTTGCCCTCGGAGCCGGAGGAAATCCAAGATTAATTCAATGGTGCGATAAAGAAAACTTAACGTCATGGACGCCAGCGGCAACAAATGAGGCTGGTGACATTGAGCTGCAATCATCTGGATCAATTCGATCTGCAATTAGAATTAGAGGCAGGACGTTAATTATCACTGACGTTGACGCTCACTTAGCTACCTATCAAGGGCCGCCATATGTATACGGATTTGAGCGCGTTGGCTCTGCCTGCGGTACTGATTCACCAAAGTCATTGGTTGCGGTAGATCAAGCTGCATTTTGGATGGGGCAAAAAGGATTCTTTTTCTTTGATGGATCAATTGTAAAAGAGCTTAACTGCGAAGTTAGCGATCATATATTCCGAGATATAAACACAAACCAAATCAGTAAAGTATACGCCACACATAACAGCCGCTTTTCAGAAATCTGGTGGTTCTATGCTAGTGAAGATTCTACAGAGAACAATCGTTATGTTTCATACGATTACAAAGACAATATATGGATGATTGGCGAGCTGTCTCGAACGGCTGCTATTGATACTGGCATTTTGCGTTATCCAATATGGGCTGGCCCAAATGGAGAATTGTATTTTCAGGAATATGGATTCAATCACGGCGGCGCGACGCAATTTGTTGAATCTGGCCCGATAAGCCTTGGTAATGGTGATAACATTATGCACGTTACTGATTTAATTCCAGATGAGTTAACTCAGGGCGACGTAAACGCCAAGTTTAAGACTAGGTTTTATCCTAACGGCGCAGAAAGCGAGTTTGGATCATTCACAATGGCTAATCCAACAAACGTTAGATTTAGTGGCAGACAAATAAGAATGAGAGTTGAGACTACGGTCAATAATGATTGGCGAGTTGGCACGATGCGAATCGAGGCTAAGGCTGGAGGTAAGCGTTGAGTTCTACTCCTCCACCATTAGGCGGCAGCTGGCGAGAATGGGCAGAGCGCCTTAACAACTTTATTGCTCGAACAAAGAATAAGCTAGACTTTAGGTTAACTGGCGATTCTGCGTCTGAAGATGGCATTATGCTTTGGGACGCATCAATAGATCATATGGTCGTCTCAACAAATGGCGCTTTTCAGCCCATTCCATACGGTGAAAACTCATACGGATTCTTTGCAGACTTCAACAACCAGTCTGCTACAACAATCAATACAGCGACAGCGATCACATGGGATACAACGGCGTATTCGCACAATGTGTCTATTGACGGCACTGATGCAAGCAAGATTGTGTTTGCTAAGTCTGGCATATATCGATTAAATTTTAGCGCAGAAATTACTTCAAGTTCAGCCAGCACGGTTACGTTTTATTTCTGGCCTCGAGTTAACGGCGTTAATCTAGCAAACTCAACGATGGTGACTACGCTGCACAACAATGGGCAAAAGAAAATAATAAGTAGATCTGGCGTTTTTGATGTTAATGCCAACGATTATTTGCAATCAATGTTTGCCGTAGATAGCACAAGTGGCTCTTTATCAACGACTGCGGCAACTGCATTTTGCCCGTCATCGCCATCTGTAACGCTATCTGTGGCGGAACTGTATGTGCCATGAATGTTACTGAAAAGCTGGTCGAATGCAGGAAGTATATTGATGACGCTCTCGCTTATAGCGGTGGTACACATACTTTCGATGATATTGTTCTTGGCGTTCTTAGCTATAGGTACCAATTTTGGCCTCTTGATGATGGCTGCTGTATTACTGAAATCATTGAGTATCCGCGCAAAAAAGTGTTTCACGTTTTTCTAGCTGGTGGTAGGCTTGAACAAATTACAGCCTTAAACGAGCCATTTGCTGAGTTTGCCAAGGCAAACGGATGCTCTTCATTAACAATAGCCGGTCGTAAGGGCTGGGAAAAAGTATTAAATAAACTTGGATGGAAATTCGAGTTTACAACGCTTAAAAGGGAGATATAAATGAGCGGTGGCAGTAAAGGCGGAAGCCGACAAACAACCAGTACATTGCCTGCATGGGTTCAAGCGCCAGCAGAAAGAAACATTGCTAGAGCTGAGCAAGCACAAAAAGTTGGTTATATGCCCTTTTATGGGCCTGATGTTGCGGCATTTAATCCAACACAGCAAGCGGCTTTTAACACAAACATTGGCGCAGCAGAGGCATTTGGAATGATCCCACAGGGATCATTAACTGCAATGCAAGGCATGGCTCCAACACCACAAACATTTGCTGGTGGATTGCAAGGATATTCATCTGGGGCTTTGTTTGATCAAGCTCTGGCTGAGTTACGGGCAAGAAGGCCGGGGCAGGTGGCTCAATACCAAAACATGTTTGTTAATCCATTTAAAGGATAAATTATGGCAGGATCACCACAGGGCGGAATCCCTAACGTAAATCAAGCGGCAGCTCAAGGCATATATGGCGCTGGACAAGGTGCTGCTTTTGAAATGGGATATGCGCCGCAACAAGTTCAAGCTGGGCAGTTGGCGACGACTGATCTTTCTCAGTATCAAAATCCTTACACGCAACAAGTTATTGACGCTCAGGCGCAAGATGTATTGCGTAACGCTCAAATAGGTATGCAAAATCTTGGTGCGCAAGCACAAGCCGCTAGTGCATTTGGTGGTTCTCGGCACGGGATAGCCCAAGCTGAAATTGGGCGTGGCGTTGCTGATATGCTGGGACAACAATCTGCGGCACTAAGGGCGCAGGGCTTTCAAAACGCACAACAGGCCGCTCAAGCTGATATTGCCAATCGAATGGCGGCAGATCAGTTTAACGTTGGCAGTGGACTGCAAGGTAGTCAGCAACGGTTAGCCGCAGGAAATCAACTTGGAAACGTTGCCAATCTTGGCTTTACTATGGGGCAGCAAGTTAATCAAAATTTGTACGATCAAGGCGCTTTGCAACAAGCTGCGCAACAGGCGTTAATTGACTCTGCAAAACAACAATATGCAGGATATGTTGGCGCCCCAGCAAATAGCATTAATTATGCTTCTAACGCAATTGGAGCTACTCCAATGGGCGGAGGGGCAACTCAAACTCAAACTGGAAGTCCGGGGATGGGGCAAACATTATCTACAATACTTGGGCTTGCAAGTATGGCTGGATTTTCAGATGAAAATTTAAAAACAAACATTAAATACATAGATAAAACTTTAAGTGGCATTGAAATGTATACATGGGATTGGAATGAAAAAGCAAAAGAACTTGGCATTGATAAACAGCCAAAAGCTGGCGTCATTGCTCAGAAAATATTGTTAACTCATCCTGATGCTGTATCCGTAGCAGATAATGGTTATTTAATGGTCGATTATTCTAAGATAAATTAATATGTTTAATCCATTTGAAAAAAATCGCCCCAATCCTTACAACTCGCAAGGATTGTTTGGGCAAATGGCTATGTCGCCTTATGTTTCTGCTCAATTGGGTGGCGAACAAAATTTAATGCCGGCATCAACTGTTGCGTTGCCAACGCCTCCTAGTTATGAGGAATCTCAAGGCATTCCATCTGGATTATTATCCGCAGACCAACCAAAAGTCGGCCCTATAGAAGATTACTCATTAGGGCAAGGGGATTCAGGTATTGGTTTGCAACTTCCAACACAGACAGACATTGGAATGCAAGGGCCAGTTAACGGTGGATCAATTGGGCTACAACTTCCAAATATGCAAATTCCAAATATGCAAATTCCAGATCAAGATGAAGATGGTTTAGGAATGTTCATTAGGGACTTTAGCTTCTAAATAGGAAAAAATATGGTAATGGGATTACTTAATGCAGTTGACTTAATGGCAGAAAAAATAGCCAAAAAAAGAGGATTGCAACAGCAAACGCCTCAATTAGTCCAGCCGCAAGAAAACAGAATGGTTCCGATTGTGACAAAAGAGCCTGATCCTCTTTTGGTTATCAATCCCGGCCCTGTAGGAGTAATTTCAGAACCGGGTCGTCAGTATTCGCAAATGGATATGCTTGAAATGGTAAACGCTGGTCGAGGGGACATAATTGCCCAAGGCACTACTTATCCGCAGGGCCAAACAACAATGTTCAATGCTGGTCAAGTAAGCGCTCCAATATATGAGTATGACACGTCTGGTATACCGCAAAATCAACCAGCCAATATACAGCGAGAGGTAGTTTATCCAAACCAACAACCATTGCCTGTTGGGGGAGAGGCACAGCAACAAATAAACAGTTTAGGTTCTAATGGCAGTGTTATTGACAAAATACAAGCTGACGATAGGTTTTCTTTTTCAAGCCAAGATTCTCTTGGATTAAAAAGAAATGGCACTGTGCAATTTAAAGGAACCGATACAGGCGTTGATCCAGTCCAGTTAGATAAAAATCAACAAAAATTAAGCCAAGGTTACGGATCGCAAAAACACTACGAAAACACATTTGGCAATGCTGAATTTATGCTTGCATTGGCAATGGGATTTAACAATTTAAGCACTTTCCCCAATGCGCAATGGGGCCAATTTTTGCAAGGCCAAATGAAAGACATTTCAACGCAAAAGAAGGCAACAAATAATGCCAATTGGTTTGTGAGCAGGGGCAGGGAAGATCTTGCAGAAGCTGTTTTTAACGGCCTACCAATGGAACAGGCTTTGGCAGAATACAACAAAAAGCCAGATGAAACGTTTAGAGAACTTACCGCAGAAGAATATAAAGCAATGGGCCATGATCCACTTTTAAGTGGAAGAATACAAATTAGCGAAACAACTGGCAAAAGATCTGGTTTTGCAAGTAAGCCGCCTCAAACGAATATTAGTGTTAATACGGGTGGAACTGGCAAATACGCAGAACAATTAGGCAAAGTATTTGCAGAGTCTGACGTTGAATTAGCTAATAAAGCAGTAAAAGTTCCTCAAAGAATATCTGCATTAAACGCTACGGCGCTTGCAATAACTGAAGGCGCTGCAAGCCAAGGGGAAGAAGGATTTTTGACTGGGCCGCTTGCAGGATTTAGGCAGGGAGTCGATAAGTTTTTAGTTGCATTTGGAGATAGAAGTCCAGCAAGAATTAACAGACTTACAGATGCGGAGTTAATTGATGCGACTTTAGGTGCCGATGTTTTTGGCGCAATTGGAGAGCTTGGAATTGGGGCAAGAGGATTAGATACTCCAGCAGAAAGAGAATTTTTAAGGCAAGTACTAACTGGGACTACAGAAACAACGCCAGCAGCATTGTTATATCTTGCTTATTTAAGGCAAAAAATACAGTCTAGAACTGCTGAACAATACAACAGTCTTTTTGACTCAGGCGCTTATGGACAAATGGGAGCGCAAAGAGGAATGACAAGAATAGAAATTCCAGAAAGTATATTTGGAGAAGAATTTACAAGTTTTGATGATGCAAAAAAATGGCTCGCTAATAAGAAAAAAGAGTATTCAAATAAAAAAATAGAAGAATCTGTTGCTCCAGACGGCTCAGGATCTTTTATTGATGACGATGGAACTGAATACGATATTGAAAGAATAGATTAAACTATGCCTATATTTAAATTTACGCCAAAAGGTTCAAGTCAGGCTATACAAATATTTGCTCCTGACGAGGCAACTGCAATTTTAAAATTAAAACAAGCCGACAAATCAAACATTGCAACTTTTAAGATTCGTGACCGAAGGCAAGAAAAAGTTAATGAGATTACATCATTAAGTCCTAAAGATGCTAAAGATGTAAATGATAATATGCCAAGCGGTGGTATAGGCACTCAGTTTCTGGCTGGAGTTAATCAAGGTGTAGCTAATTTGGCTGGACTTCCAGTTGATTTAATGACCGCTGGAATAAATAAAGTTGGTGGCGCATTTGAAATGGATCCAATAGAAAATCCATTTATGGGATCACAATATTTTCAAAACGTTATGGAAATGCCTCAAACATTAAGAGGTCAAAAAAGATCGTCTGAATATCAACCGCAAAGTGCGGCGGAAAGATTTGCGCGTCGAGGCGGAGAGTATGCAGGCGCAAGCATGATTCCGGGCGCTGCTGGTGTTGCGCAAGCCGCTAAAGGCGGTAGGGCATTATCAACTGCTGCTGGAGAGGCAGCCGCAGTTACAACTGCCGCAGGATTGGAGCAGGCAGCTGTAGAACAAACTGATGGCGGAATACCATCTTGGCTGCAAAGCATAATAGGAATGGGCGGCGCATTTATACCGGGAGCCGTAGGCGGTTTTGCAAAAAGATCTTCAGCAAAAAAACAATCTATTTATAAACAAACCGCAGAAGATTATAAAAAAAGAGCATCAAACCTTTATGATCGAATTAAGTTAGAAGGCAAGGCAGTAGATCCAACTTCTTATAAAGGTTTAGCTGATGATTCTTTTAATTTTGCTGTAAACGAAGGATTTACTTACATTGATGATTTAGGAAGAGTATCTCTAAGTAAAGATTTTAATAAATCTGAAGAGGTTTTATCTACGTTAAGAGCTAGGGATAGACAAAATTTTGTTACGCCTGCGCAAGCAATGGCAGACCGAAAAATGATACAAAACGCGATACAAGATGCCGAAGGCCCACAAAAAGCATTATTAGGAAAAATTTGGAATGATTACGAAGCAAGAATTGGAACTCAATTAGGAGATGATTTTGTTGAGGCAAATAAATTGTGGAGAA